ATACTACACAATATGAAGTTCATTCAGTATTTAACTGTCGCATTTTTGTTAGGTTCCAGAACGTTTGCTTATACGCCTTTTCGCAGAGCGCATACTACCAGAATGAACTTGTTTATGAAACAAGAGTCTAAATTGGGTTTACAATTAATGTATACACCCAAAACTGCTAATCAAAAGGCCTATGTAAACGCATTAACTAACAAAAATGACAGTATTACTGTTGTGGTTGGACCCGCTGGAACCGGTAAGACATTACTCGCATGTAATGCCGCTATCAATTATTTTAAAGAGGGAAAAATAGATAAAATTATTATAACAAGACCCGTTGTTCCCGTGGAAGAAGATATTGGGTTCTTGCCCGGAACCTTAGCAAAGAAGATGGACCCGTGGACGAGACCCATTTTCGATATTTTCGAAGAATATTATTCGAAAGCACAAGTGGCCAACATGGTTTTAAATGGGCAGATAGAGATTTCCCCTCTAGGATTTATGCGTGGCAGAACCTTTAAACATGCGTTTATTATTGCCGACGAAATGCAAAACAGTAGTCCCAATCAGATGTATATGTTGCTTACAAGAATAGGTATAAATAGTCGCATGGTAGTCACTGGTGATTTGGAACAGAGCGACAAGTTGGAGCACAATGGACTCAAGGATTTCATTCAAAAATACAGAACAATGGATAATATACTAACAAATAATACACTAACGAAAAACATTGCGCTAATAAATTTAGACAAATCAGATATTCAGCGCAGTGAATTGGTGAACCAAATCATTTCACTGTATCATTATAAGTCGACGATTACTAGAACAGTACTACCAATACCACCAGTACAACCACCAGTACAATCAATAGTAAAAACAAGCAAGATAACATATTCTTATATCGATGCGACAAAAAATGGCGACAATGATGCTGCGTTAATACCAATGAAGCATTATAGAAGGCCTTAATTATTTGTTACACGCGTGTATCAATGTAGTAAATATTCAGCAATAGCAAACCATCAGCGTCAAATAACAACAAGTTACTAGCGATTATAATATAATTTTGTTATATTATAATTTATCATAAATCTAATAGATATTTACCTATTTATAAAATTACTTACTTACCGCGAAAGGCCCGGACTTCAATTGGGAACGACCATTGTCCGTCTTCCCGATAACAATATTCTCACCTTCGAAAAGCTCGTTACGAATATCCGCAACCGAAATTGCGTCGGATTCCTTATTACTGAAAGTGCTCTCAGTAGTGTTATGTCCAACACCAACCAGATTACCTTCTGAGTCAATATCTTGAGTAATTACGTTACCATATGTTTCAGCGTTCTTTCGATTCTGTTCAATTGCTTTCTGCTTTGTCTCCTTTACACGAGCTTCAAACGCACTCTTCGCAGCCGATTCGTTCTTCTTCTTTTCTTGTGTCAATTGATTTAACTCCTCCTCCAAGTATTCCACGCGACCCGTTTTGTAAGCTTCGGGTTCCCAAGGCAGCCACGTACCCACTGGACCAACAAACACATCAAAACTGGGGTCCATTTCGCGCAATAAACGTGCTCGCAACTCAGCCTCTTCTTGTGAAGCAAAGTTACCACGAGCCTTGAAGCCGCGAACCGAGGTTTGGAAGTTGTACTTTACATTGAACTTCTTCTCCAAGTCCTCCTCCTCCTTATCCAAAAAACTCTTATAGTCGTCCTCAATGGATGAACTAATGATTGCTTCACGTTCCTCCTTTACAAACTCTTCGAAATCCTTCATCACCTCTTCAAATTGAAGCTTGTATTTATATGAAACGAAGTTAAGAAACTGATGAAACTTTTCCATGGACTTATTGAGTTCCCACTTCTTTAGGAATTCCTCGAAGAAAAACTTTTCTCGCTGCTTCAAAATATTTTCCGGCGAAATAAACGAAAAGCAACCAAATGATTGCCCTGCAATAGGCTTATCCACTTCCAACAAATCAACGTATTTAGGATTAGCAGTTCCATCTTTTCTTTCCTTTCTCTCGAACGGTACCTTTTTTGACGCTGTCTTTGACATTTATACATTTAGTAAACTATTGGTTTTAAGTTTTAATTTATACAAATATTTAAAATATTATTTTTTTCTTATTAATTTATATAATGATGGGTATGTTTAATGTCGGAGAACTCATTAAGCGCATTATCAAGTATTTAATTGAAGGCTTAATGGTCGCAATTGCTGCGTTTGCTATTCCTAAGCGCTCGTTGAATCTTGAGGAAATCGCTCTTCTTGCTTTAACTGCTGCTGCTACGTTTGCTATCCTTGATACTTATATCCCGGCTATGGGTGTAAGCAGCCGATCTGGCGCGGGTTTTGGTATTGGAGCATCGCTTGTCGGCTGGCCGATGGGACTTTAAAATTGTTTGATATTTGACACCTTGTACCAATATATACTAACAAATAATATATTTTAATCCAATTATAATATATTATGTCACAATCGCCAGTAATGTCACCACTATCCGAAGGAGCATTGAGAGGCAATGAACCATCTCCTACTGGTGTAAATGAAGTTCCACTATCTCCTCAAGCACCGAGAACACAGTATACCCCTCTTAGTTGGATGTCTACTCCCAGAAGTATACAGACTAACGAAGATGATTCACACGTGACACCAATGGATTTAAATGCGGATTTAGCAGCAGAAAAAAAAGGCGGCAAAAAACTTAAGAAAACAAGAACTAATTCCAAGAAATCTAGAACTAATTCCAAGAAAACAAGAACTAATTCAAAGAAAACAAGAACAAAATCTAAGAAATCTAAGAAAACAAGAACATATTCCAAGAAAACAAGAACATATTCCAAGAAATCTAGAAAATATAACAAAAGAGGCGGTAAGGGATTTACAACCAGTGAAACTAACGGTAAAGAATCACAGTAGTTTGTAGCTTAAAGGAATAAATGCCTTAAACAGTCGGAATAAATTCCCAATCCAATTCCACGCACATCTTCTTCCATGTTTCGTCTTGTTCTATCAATTTTTCACGGTCTTTCAGCAATGGAATGTCGTGTAAAAAATCATTCTCCTCTAAAAGTTCACAAAATTTAAATAAAACGTAATAATAATTCAAAAAATTAACGCGATAATCTGGGCATGTTTTCGCATACGGTGCTTGAATTTCCATAAAGAGATTACACAATGTGTCTTCCAATTCCGGACTAAATACCGGTGGTTTAATACCCAATTTATTTTTAATAAATGCGATATGTTCATAATATTTATTAAAGCCCAGCTTCTTTAGAATGTCCTTCGTTTTATGATGTGTTAGTTGTTCTAGACCAATTCGCTCTTTTTTAATTTGTTGTTGAATCTGGTCAATTACCTCATCTGGAATTTGAGTTGTTTCCTTGCCTTGAAACTGCGCCAAAATCTCTTTAAAATGGTTAATCTTCTTATAAGCATAAAAACATACCTCTTTGGGAGGTTCCTTGTAACTTGGCTTCTCATTTTCAATTAAAAATGGCACATTTACAGCACAAAGGTTACAAATAAGAACACCCTCATCTTCCAATGGAATCAGCTCACCCTTAAAGCAATTTTGACAAATATCGGTTGTGCGAATAAAAGAGGACATATCTAAAAAGGTCTCATCAATGTTAGTCAAATACTTTTGAACAATGTTCTTGTTTTTTATTTCTGTTTGGCTAGCATCTTTGTTATCAGTCGCTGGTTTCACTTTAAACAGATTGAACAGCATTTGGTTTTTAGACGTGGTTAATTTGCTGTTCTCCTCTGTATTGTTAATGTTTTTTTTGTTTTCAAAATATTCAAAAATAAATTTGGAGTTATCCAAAAAATAGTTGTTCTTTTTGGAACGCAATTCTTTGATATTTTCATCGATTTCTCTAAGTCGGTCTTTAATTTCCATGATTTGTTCAATAGACAAGTCTGTTTCCATTTCTAATTGCGACTTTAAAGTGTATTTCTCTTCTTTTAATTGAGGAATGGTATACAGCTCATCTTTGTTAAACTCGCTCAGATACTCATTGTGTTTACCGTCTAATGTTGTCGAATATTTTTTACAGACCCTTATTTTTTTGTTAGTTTTTGGTTTAAACGATGGCATCTTTAATTGATTATATATTTAAAGGCCACAAACATTTAATTGCTATTTTTTAAAAATATATTAAATAAAAAATATATAATCTGAAACAAATTAGAATATTCGTCATATATACTAACAAAATGAATACTCTATTAGATAAGATGTTTATAACACGCTTTTGTTTGCCTACAAATACCGACACTGATTTATACAAGAATGACCAAGCTTCTGTATCACAATGCTTCTGCGCCACATACAATCATGTGGCGTGTCTTTTACGAGGAACATCGACTATGAAAAAGGTTACAATCTTGAGCATTGGTGTAAATCAAATGGGCGATAGCGACGGTACAATACCGGGTGTTCATGCAGAATATGATGCTATACAAAAATTACCACCATTAAATAATAAAAAACGATTGAAAGAAGTGAATATGCTTATAACTAGGTTTTCATCAAAAAACAAAATACAATCGAGTAAACCATGCTACAACTGTATCAAAAAGATGAAATGGTTAGCTCCTAAGAGGGGTTATAAAATACATGATATCTGCTATTCTGATGGAAATGGAAACATTGTAAAAACAAATTTAAATTATTTAGAGAGGGATGAACTACATTATAGTAGCGGATATTTATACAACAAAAATAAAAACAAAATGAATAGTTAAAAAACAAAAAATAGTTTCATTTAGTAGTTTAATGGATATCGAAATAAATCTACTTAATGAAAAGGTAGACTCGGATATTGACCAATTAAAGTTTCAAAAAATGGTATTTTTGTACAACGCTTTGGACAATGGATGGTCTATCAAAAAGAGGAACGAATCTTATATTTTTTCGAAAAATCATGAAGGGAAAAAAGAAATATTTGACGAAAAATATTTGGCCATATTTATCAAGGAAAATACTGACATTAATAAAATTTTATCTTAAAATAGTAGGGTGTTATGTTAAATTAGTTATCGACCAATTTTTTAATTAATTTAATTTTCGGAAATTTTTTTTCTTTTAGGAATGTATAAAATGGGAGGCGGATTAATGCAACTCGTAGCTTATGGTGCTCAGGACGTATACCTTAAAAGCCTGTAGGGTAGAAAAACATCGGGGAATATCGAAAAAAATAAGGTATTCATAAAGCCCTTTGTGGACACTGTTATAACAGTACCACTGATGTTAATTAGGGATAATAAATAACCATTTATTATGAAAACCCCTAGTGAGAAAATCAAATTGCTTGAAACCCCTAAAGCTTATTCTACTAAACAATTTTTGTGAGAGAATTGTGGCCAAGACAAAAAACTTGGGTATAGTGAAAATGAATAAGATTAAATAATATATTTTAATGGGCAATGAGCAGCCAAGCTTCTTTAATATTTTAAAAATAAAACATAAACATATATTTTATAGTATAATAATGATGACAGAAAAAGAATGTAAAATATGTAAAATACTCAAACCGAACGATTCCTATAGAAAATACACAAATAAATCTGATGTTGACTCTTATTCCCAAACATGTAAAAAATGTTTAAATGAGAATGATAGAATACGAAAAAAAAATCTTAGACAAAAGAAACAAGAAACTTTTATAGCAAAATGTGAAAAATGTCAGCAAGACAAGGTATTAAAAGAATTTGCTAAGCTTAAAAAGTTTTATAAAAGAAAGATTTGTAATTTGTGTTATCCAGCATTTGTATCAGAACAAAAAAACGAGTGGTGTAAAAATGAGAGCAAAATAAATATGAATTATAGAATTAAAAAATCATTAGCTGCTCGTTTAAGGACAGTTCTAGTCAAAAATAGTTCGACTATGAATTATATCGGATGTAATATTCAGTTTTTAAGAGAATGGTTTGAGTATAATTTTACTTGTGATATGAATTGGGATAATTATGGAACATATTGGTCAATTGACCATATAATACCAGTTCGTAAATTCGATTTAACAGATGAAACAGAGAAACTACAATGTTGGAATTGGAGCAATTTAATACCAGTTACAGTAAAATACAATTCAACAAAAAAAGAAATCGATTTGGAACAAGTAACTAATGTTTTGAATAAACTAACAAAATTTAAAGAAGAAGGTTCAACGACTAAATGGTTTTCGGAAAAATTTATTTTAAATATAGAACTTGCTATTATTAAAAGCAAAAAATAGGTTTTTCATAAGATATAGTCTAATCCTTGTTGAAAAATAAGGTAGAGGAAATGTACAGGTAACCCTCAAATCACTTTCTGGAAAGTCACTTATCGCCGTTACACAAACTTTGCGATTGAGTCCATTGAGCAAACTTTCAATGGTCAAGCCGACTTCGGTCGTCGTGTTCAATGCGTTATCAGCCGCAACGGTGATCTCGCTTACAGAACCTATTTACAAGTAACACTCCCCGAGATCAATCAGCTCATGGGTATCGCTTCCTTCGCCGTTGGCGTTGGCTCTGGTGTCTATGCTCGTTGGTTGGACTATATTGGTGAGCAACTTATTGCTCAAGTTGAGGTTGAGATTGGTGGCCAAAGAATTGACCGTCAATATGGTGACTGGATGCACATCTGGAACCAACTTACCATCACTTGCGAGCAAATCCCCGGTTATTTCAAGATGATTGGTAACACCACCCAACTCACATTCATCACCGATCCCTCTTTCGCTGAGGTCGATGGCCCTTGCGACTCCTTGGCCCCCCGTCAAGTTTGCGCTCCCCGTAACGCTCTTCCCGAGACCACCCTCTATGTGCCCCTCCAATTCTGGTTCTGCACCAACCCCGGTCTCGCTCTTCCCTTGATTGCTCTCCAATACCACGAGGTCAAGATCAACCTTGATATCCGCCCTATTGATGAGTGCTTGTGGGCTGTCACCACTTTGAGTTGCAATGACAACTCCTTCGCCAACAATGCTACTGGCTCCTTAGTCAATGGTGGCCCCGGTGGCCCCGGACGCCCCGCTGTCGCCGGCTATGCTGCTAACCAATATGCTCCCGGTCGTCCCGTCCCCGCCGCTATTGCTTACAATCAATCTTTGGTTGCTGCTTCTTTGTACGTTGACTACGTCTTCTTGGATACGGATGAACGCCGCAGATTCGCCCAAAATCCCCACGAGTATTTGATTTGCCAACTCCAATTCACTGGTGATGAGTCAGTTGGTTCATCATCGAACAAGATCAAGCTCAACTTCAACCACCCCGTTAAGGAGCTCATCTGGGTCATCCAACCCGATCAAAACGTCGACTATTGCTCATCCCTTGTGTGCGATGCTCTCTTGTTCAAGGTCCTCGGTGCTCAACCCTTCAACTACACTGATGCTGTAGATGCTCTCCCCAACGCCATCCAAGCTTTCGGCGGTCCCCAATCCGTCTCTGGTACCAACCGATCTTTTATTGATGCTCGCGGTCTTTTCCAAGACGCCGGTGCTCTTGATTATGAGATCCCCGCTGGTTTCACTGGCTACTGGCACGGACCCCAGAACCCCTACAATGAGGCCAACATTGGTGGTCCCGCTGTTCCTTTGAACGCCAACGTTGCTGACGCCGCCGCATTCTACGGCCAAGGCTACAGCTCTGGTGTCGGCTCTGGATCTGGATTCGGTTCCGGTGTTGGATCCCTCGGTGGCAACACTGCTGCTATCCTCCAACAACTCCAAGACTTGGCTGCTGCTGGCCACAACGAAGGCTCCACTGTCTCTGATGCTGGTACTTTCGTCCTCACTGAGACCTCCTTAGCTCTTCACTGCTGGGGCCAAAACCCCGTCGTTACCGCTAAGCTCCAACTTAACGGCCAAGACCGCTTCTCTGAGCGTGAAGGTTCCTACTTCTCATGGGTCCAACCCTACCAAGCCCACACACGTAACCCCGATGAAGGCATTAACGTGTACAGCTTCGCGTTGAGACCCGAAGAGCACCAGCCCAGCGGCACCTGCAACTTCTCGCGTATTGATAACGCTACTCTCCAACTTGTTCTCTCCAACGCCACTGTTGAGGGCACCAAGACTGCTAAGGTACGTGTCTACGCCACCAACTATAACGTCCTCCGTATCATGTCCGGTATGGGAGGTTTGGCTTATTCCAATTAAATATGTTGTTACCATTTATGGTCGCATATTTTTATACACATTTTAATAATTAAGCATCGCTTTTTAATTATTAAAGCAAAAAACAACTTAAAGGCTACCCACTATAAATTATTATAAAATGAGCGTAGATATCGTGAATCTCATTGAAGCCAATCCTATTACCAAGTTTAGTGGTAGTTACCAGTCAAAAATGATTGAAAAGGTAAAAAATACCTTTACTAACTATGAACAACAAATCTTTTTAGCAAGTTTTTACTGTTATTTAAAGTACGATACTAAGAATGATTTCATTATTGATTTAGATGATGTTTGGAGTTGGTTGGGGTTTGGACAAAAGGTAAACGCAAAACGGGTTTTAGAGAAAAATTTTTTAATAAATGTAGACTACAAATTATTGCTTTGCCAATCGGCAAAGCAAACAAATAATCCAAAAGGTGGGCATAATAAAGAAACATTTATGTTAAATATTAAAACATTTAAATTATTTTGTATCAAATCTGAAACAAAAAAAGCAAATGAAGTCCATGAATATTTTATTAAACTAGAAGAAATATTACAAGAAATATTATTGGAAGAAAGTGCTGAACTTAAATTACAATTGGAACAATTAGAAGATACTAAAAATAAGGAAATGGAAGAAAAACTGGAAAAACAAAGGTATTTAGAAAGAGAACAAATATTATTAAAAGAATTTGCTCAATCGGGACCATTAGTCTATATTATAAAAGTTAAGAGCTATGAGAATGGACAATATGTAGTTAAAATCGGTCACAGCTCAAAAGGTATTCAAAATAGATATAATGACCATAAAAGCAAGTATGACGAATGTTTATTATTAAACTGTGTTTCTGTAGATAAAAGCAGAGATCTTGAAAGTTTTTTACATAATCACGAAACTATAAGATTAAATAGAGTCCACAATCTTAAAGGCCATGAAACAGAAAATGAATTATTTTTGATTGGTATTAATTTAACATAT